TCCAACTTCTGTGTCACTATCCACATTAGCCTTAAACCTCACTTGTTCCTCTGCACTCAAACTTGTGTATGTGCTGTTTTGGTTGAGTGTATAGGCTATCTTGTCTACATCTATTGATGAGCCTGTTGTTTTGTATGTTGATTTATCAGCTATGCGTGTTGTGTTCACTCCTATCTCAGAAGTATCTATTGTTTTGTACACTCCGTCATCTGCTAGGAAGTTAGTACCTGCTCCTGTGTCGTCTATGATAGCTTCAAGCCCTACAACTCGGTCTTTTATCTGCCCTGCTGTGTCAACTAATTTTGCATCCGTTATACTATTGTCGGGTAATGCACCTAATACCGCACCAGCAACTGTTACATCTACATAACCTTTTGAACTGGCTTGTGTAGTCGTTGTAGGTGTTAATGGTACGATTGGGCTAGATGTAAATGTCTTTACTCCTGCGACTGTCTGATTCCCTGTTAATTTGACATCCTGTGCTTGTAAGTTGTCAACCTCTGTTTTCGTATAAGTTGTTGCTTGATTAGCTTTTGCAGATAACAATGAGTCTGTTTCTGTTTCTGTATAATATCTAGTGTCTAATTGACCTGCGTTTAATTCAGTTTTAGTGTATACTGTTGACGCGTCTGCCTTGCTTGTGTTTATAACATCTTGTTCAGCCAAAGTTGTGTTTATTTGAGCCTTGATGTCAGTTCCAGCTTTATCGAACTCTGTTTTCAACTGAGCCGATGTAAGTCCACCGACTGAGTTAGGTTCGTCATCTAGCAATGAGATATTATTCGTTGCTGCTGTGATTGGTGTTAATGCCATAAAATCATCTCCTTTTATTTACTTTCTCCACCATAAACTATCTTAGGTGTCATATTTATTAATGTAAGTGGCTTTGCTTCTTCTCCACCATCTAATCTTATGCTTAAATAAGTGAATTTCTTACTATTCATTTTAAGCCTTGTAGGTTTAGGTAAGTATGTTGTATTAAAACTAAAGTTAGCAAAGTTCATATTTAAAAATGTCATATGCTTTATATCCACAACTCTACTCGTTGTACTCAAACCATCTTTGTCTGTAACTGTAGTTATATTCATATATTGGTCGCGAGTAGGGTCAACCGTAACATGCAATCGTTTTAATGATTTACGTCTATAGTCTGCTCCATAGTCCTCGAAATTCATATTCCAATACCAACCCATATCAATACCATTATAAGTTACAAGTTCATCGTCATATCTCATTACAGTACCTTCTACACATGAAAAGTACAAAATATTATCGAATTCATTACCGCACGTTGGCGTATGAGCTAGTCTTAATCTCGAAAACGTATCTGTAACATAACTATATACCCAAACAACTTTACCAACCGCAACTACATATTGTCTGGTTGACTCGATGTCTAGAGATACAGCTTGTGTTAAGTCTACACTATTAAGGTCATATTTAATTCTATCACTAAATGTTTGTATATTACGTTCTTCTTTGACATAAGTTTCTAACACTCTATATAGTTGTTTACCAATTTGAACTGGTATACCATTTATAATCTTACCTTGGTTAAAAGGTAGTGTTTCAACTGTTGTTAATGGAAGCGTTGTTAGTATAAGTTCTACTCTTCCAGAATTTTCAGTGACATATTCTAGTGTTCCTGAATGTAATTCGTTACTTTTAAATATAAGTATTTTACCTTGATATTGCATAAGGTCTTTTACATATATTCCTGCGTCACTTACATCCGTATAGTGGTCTGCTGGTATATACTCGGCACTTTGTATTCCGTCTGCTAAGTCTGTAAATCTAATTCTGTTTTTATTTTCTGGGTCTCCATAGAAGAATACTCTAGTGTCGTTTCTTAATCCAAAGGCAAGCACATACTTATTGCCTGCAAATTCTTCTCTAGTACCCGTATCTTTATCCCAATATATATCGACATTATTAGTTCCCGCTTTCGGCTTACTCGGATTAGTAAATATTACTCGACCTAACGCTAAACTAACTAAGTAATTAATACCTTCAACTTGTGTCACTCCATCTACTTCAACCAAGTCTACCGAATCTATATTAGTTTCTGGTAATTGATATATTGTAGCCAAGGCATCTCCGTTATATGTCATGTGTTTTTTACCTGTCAAAAGGTTAAATTCTTCGTTTAAATCTCCTGCTCCAGTTGACGGTACTCCATTGATTCTAAACAACGGTACATATCCTTCTACATTTACAAATACTCCCGTACCATCCCATTTTTGGTATGTTGTAGTATTAAGTGCGTACAATAAATCATTAAAGGTAAAGAATGTAATGTAGTCGCCTGTATAACTTCCTATGCTTGTATATACTCCTGTATCTTTATTCATGCTATACATAGTGCCACCTGCTGCGAATATACATATAGTAACACCGTTTAATGTACCAGGATATTGTGCTATAATTGGGTCTGGTAACGGTTCGAACATTTGTTCATATCCTATTGACCTAGAAAGTTTATAATCGTCTGTTATGATTACGTTTTCCATGTCTCCAGATTCACCGTATAATATTCCAGTATCGCCAGTAACATTTTGATTAAGCCCTAAGTACTTATCTAAAGTCGGTCTGCTTATTTGTTTACTGCTTCCTATATTTGCCATGTTCTACACCACCCTTAAACTAGAACCGTATATGTCCTTTACCTTAACTCTTTTAGATGGTTGTTTCTTTTTAAGTCTAAATTGAGCCTCTTCAAACAACCCTTGGTAATAATTAGATATATCTGGGTCGTCTGTTGCTAAAAGTCTTGCTACAAGCCCCATAGAAAGCATTGTAATTGCTATTTGGTCGTCTAATACCAGAACATCACTTAAACTCGTTAAACGGGCTGGTATTGCGTTGTAGAGTAAGTTTACGTTTCCGTTGTAGTTGTACTTAAGAAACATCTCATTTTTACCACCAAAGTAGATAAAATCATCTTGTGTGTAAGGATTTTCAACTATTTGTTCTTGTGATTTAAAATCTTCTGGCAATGTTACTTTAATCCATTCTTTATACTCTGGAATTTTACTTGCATTTTGGAATGCATTACTATATAAAGCTAAATTTCCTAAGTTATAGTAGTATGTTCCACTAAATCTTATTCTTGAAACTGTAGCTCCAATTGTTGGTGTTACTACTTCAAAGTATCTAGTCATTTCTGTAACTGTATTAGGTACATTAATAGTTGCAATTGTATTCCATGTAGTTCCGTCTCCATCTTCTATATAAACAGTAGCTTCGCCATCTACTTCAAACGTATATGCTTTAGTAACTCCTGTTCCGTTATATATAATGTCTATGTCATCGTGTGAGTTGTTTCCTAGCAATCCATAGTTTGGTTCAATAAATCTTTTGCTATAATTAAATGTTTGAAAATAATTTCCCATTTCTAACAATTCCGCTTGCAAGCTGGAAATGATGCCTATTGCTCTTGCTGCATATTCAGCTGTTGAGTCTGCATCTATAGAACCGTTAGCTAATCTTTCGTCTGCAAAATCCATTGCTATGTCAAATGCTTCTTGTGCTGTTGTTGCCATACTATCTCTCCTTTCTTTTAAAAAAATAAGACGACAATTACAATTAAGTAATCATCGCCTATGGTTGGGCTTATTTAGTTTTGTTTGACTCTATTTTCTCCGTCTTTTCAACTATTAATTTGCCGTTTTTGTCTACATTTCCAATTAGAGCGAAACCTTTTGCTTTAAATACATCCTCTTGAAGCTCATTACGAGTTATGCATTGCTTTTTAGTGTCATCTCCAAATTGCCATAATTTGTGCATATTTTATTCCTCCTTTAATTGTTTATATTATGCTGCTGTTTTTTGTACGAATATTGCGTCTACTTTGTTGTCAAGTACGAATGCATCGTAGATTATTCTACCTTCGATAAGGTTACCATTTATTCCTGGTGGGTCAATATGAGTTTTGTAAGTTTCTAATTTCTTAGGTCCTACAGTTGCAACTTTATGAGTTAAGATAAAGCTGTGGTTTGCTGGGAAGTAGCTAGATGGAACTTTAACTATCATTACTCCGTCAACCTCTCCTACTAATCCTGATATTTTCATTTTCATTCCCATTTCTGATGCTAATACAAATGCGTTATCTTGCTTTAAGAATGAGTAGAAAGTTGGTGTTACGAATGCAACTCTTCCTGTTTGAGGTACTTTAGCTTCATCAAGTGACTCTCCTGCTGTTAATAATTTAGTATATGCAGTTGATGCAGATGGTGCAGTAGTATTTACAGCTCCGTTAGCGATTCCTGCTGCTGACATTACTGCTAATCTATAAGCGTCAACCTCTGGTATAACTACTTCGTCAATTTCTCTTCTAAGTGCTGTGTTACCATTTTTAACCATCATTTGCTCTGTGTTGTTTCCTTTATCAATTGTCATTGAGAAACTTCTGTCTTTAGTTAATGTCATATCTTGTTGTGTATCTTGTAATTCTGTTGGAGTACCATATCTGTTTGCTCCTGTTCTAGTGTAGTTACCTAATGCTACTGTACCGATTCCGTATACAGAAACTGTTACTACTCCTGACCATTCATAGTTCTGGTTTACTCCGATATTTGTTAATGCTGCTAGATTAAATCTTTCGTCTACTTTCGCGCTGAACTTACTTGCTAAATTTACTGCCATATTAATCACTCTCCGTTTATTTTATTTATACGAGAGTATGTTGCTTAATAATCCGTGTCATCCCATCCATCTAAGTCTGGGTCGATTTTCTTATCTTGCTCAACCCCGTATTCTGATACACCCTTAGTTAAAGGTGCTTTTGTTTTGTTTTCTTGTTTTTGTTTTAGAGCTTTGATTTCTTTCTCCTGCTTCAAGCTTTTAATCCTATACATAGCGTCTGTTAAGCTAATAGATTTTTCTTTCGCTAGCACAAATACTTCACTAGGAATTTCGTCAACAATTATTTCTGGGAAAGTTTCTAAAAACTCATTTAACTCTTTTGATTCAGCATCCTTGCTTAGCTGTTCGTTGTCAGCTTTTTCTTTATCTATCTTAGCCTGTTTTTCAGCATATCTCTTGTCAATCAACTCTCTTGCTACCTCTTCTGTGTTGCCTGCTTCAACGAGCTTATCAACTTCTATTTGTTTTTGGTAGTCGTGTGTTGCTTGGATATATTCAGTTACAGACATATCGTTTGCTTTAGCTTGTTGACGTACGAATTCAAGTTCTGGTGAGTTCTCGAGATTGTTAACCTTCTCAACCATCTTATCGTAATTCATACCCTTTTGAGCTAATTCTTTTACTTCGCTAATTTTATAATCTTTTTCTTCATGATTATATTTTAACATCATAGTGTCTTCCGTTTCTTCTGTTTCGTTGGTATTCTCAACAGCTTCCTCAGATTCTTCTATGGGTTCTAACTCTTCCTCAACTTCTTTCTCTGCTGAGTCTTCATTAGTTGATTCTTCTTCTAATCCTGTGTTGTCAAAGTCATCGTCTGGTGTGTCGGTAACTTCTTCATCTTCAAACCCTGCGAAGTCGTCTATTACCACGTCTTCTTTTAATTCTTCATTCATGTAATACCTCCTGACCTATGGTTGGGTCAATATATGTAAGGTTCTTTAACGTCTGCCTTACTAAAGACTTATGTGTTATTGCTGTGGTGTTTGTTCTTGTAGTTGTGCTAACCCTTGTTCAAATTGTTGCATTATTTCTGGTGGTAAGCCTAATTGGTCCATGAAATTACCTATGAATTCATATTCAGCTGCTCTAGCTTGGTCTTCAGCACTATTGCCTTTTAACTTTTGCAATAACTCTTCTGCTTTAGGGAATACTGTGTTTGGTATTCTTTCTAAGAACATTTCTAAGTCGATTGCTCCTGTTTGTAAAAGATTTCCAAGTAGTTGTTGTTGTGCTATTTCGCTGTATGCTGATACGTTTCCAACTTCAACCTTTTGTCTTAACCACATACCTTTTAATTTACTAAAGTCAAATTCTACCAATTGCCTTCCTTCTGGTGTTTCAAATGATACGGGTCTTTCTCCATAATACGTTCCAATCATATCAAGTAATATTCTTGCTGAGTCTTCAACAAATTCATTAAGATTAGCTTTAACATTTTGTAATGGTATGATAGAAGCTTTCTGAACACTTATAATAGCTGATGTGTTCTCTGGATTATTTATATTACCAGCTCCTGCGTCTGTTAATCCCATCATCTGCATCGTGAAGTCCATAAGCATTTCTATCGTTCTAGTGATTTGTGCTGACACCGTAGTTGGTTCA